AAGTAGTTGATAAAAGGGAGGGTTCGTACAAGGGTCGGACCCGACGTAGTCGGGTCAACTGAATGTCCGCCTACGGCGGACATTTTAGAACCGTAGGTTCCCTGTAAACCAAGGTTTCCCTTATTCTAGAGGGTTTCAAAATCAAACAATGGCGCTTCTTCCGTCGTTTTATTATTTGTGCCACCTATACTATCAAAATCAAATATATCATCCAATATTACATTATCATCTGTATGTATCTTGATTCGGTCTTCCATATCTTCGGCTTCTTCCTCCAATTTTCTTTGTATTGCTCTCGATGTGCTTATTTCCTCTAATCGTTCAATCGTCTTGGGTGCATTCACATTCTCGACTTTATTTGTTTCATCCATAACTGCATCATAATCATTAAACGACAATCTAGTAATAACTTCTTCATTATCAATATTTTTAATTGACGGCACAGTTTCAGGTAGCGTTTCTGCCAACTTTTGACTGTCTTTACTATCATTTGAGTCGCCATTTTTCTTGGCAGATTCGCCATCAATAGATTCGCTATCTACAGGCAAAACGGGTTCTTTCAATTGCTCTATAATAACTTCCTCCTCTTGTTCCACACTTTCATCCATATAAGCGCGAATAATGGCTTCCGTTGGAATGCTTTCTCTTATAGTTGTTAAAATACATTCTTGGACAATGATCTCTAATTCTCGTCCATTTTTTTGTGTTTGTAATGGATTTATATTTTTTTCAAATAAATACACATTTGTATATACTTTACGTGCAGTATGAATATATATTTTATGTATAAAGGTATCCAGTTTTGGAATTGATATATCAATTTGTTTCTGTTTATTACCTACTCTAATACATGTAAGGACTTTCAATTGAATAATATGAACACATGTTATTAAATCTTCTAAATAATTGCATCCACTTCTTTCAATAATTCGTTTTCGTTCTTCTTCAATAATAATATTATTCCATTTAGGAATACGAGCTAATAAATTCTGAAATGTCATTAAATATTTACCGGCTTCACTGTTGTCGAGACACATTTTCCAAGCTTCGTTGTAAATAGATCGAATACCTTCAATAATTAGGGGTGTGAAAATACTAATTAGGCGACTACACCATTCGTTCTTGGATTCTTGGAGATTGGATAAAACAAAGTCGTCCATTATATTTCTATTATTTATTATTTATTCCGGGGAACCGCAGGTTCTAAAATGTCCGCTGTAGGCGGACATTAAGTTGACCCGTATGCCCCCTCCCTTATTTAATACTAAATAAGGGATGGTTCGTTTATGCTGCCCTACGGGCATCAGTTGTCGCCCATCGGGCGACTAAACCGTAGGTTTCCCAACATATAGAACATCAATAATTTCTCATACCTAAACTCTGACTTTACTTTTTGGAAATCCAACATTAAACTTGCTTTTATTCCTTCCTCAATTTTATCTGATTCTTGGATAACTTTCATTAAATCCAATGCTGAATACCCTTTTTCATATAATTCTGAACAAAAATCAATCAAATACGAATGAGTTATATTAGAACAATTCATAAATTCTTGGAATTTTGCAGTTATAAAGTCTTTTTTTTCTAAATCATAGTTAAACTTGTATTTTTCTTGTAAAATATAACTATGCAAATTAATTATTTTTCCATCAACTATATATTCAGGCACATAGATTTCGCAAAATCTCGACAAGATTGGATTTAATAATTTATGTTTATTTTCCACAATAATAAAAAATCGCGTATTATGGCTAAATAATTCAATACATCGTCTTAAAGCAGATTGTGCATCAATTGTTAAACAATCTGCATTTGATAATACAATTGATTTGAATAATACTCCTAAATTAGATTGTATATTCGTCTTGGCAAAAAACTTCAATTCCTCCCTAATAAATTTAATTCCTTTACCGTGTGCGCAATTGACTATCATAACATTCGTTTTTAATTTATGTTTATTTGATCCATATATTTTATTTAAAAAATCTTGGACAATTGTGTGTTTTCCTGTTCCGGATGAGCCGTGGAATATGAGATTGGGTATTTTTTGATTTTCATAAAAATAATCAAGTTTTTTTTGAATATGTGGATGGAGGGGTAAACGATTCAACATATTTTAATATAAATAGTTATTCCAAGAACTATTTATATGGATTTTTATTCTAAGTTTTTCCAAGAATTATTTACGTTGAGTTCTACGTTTACGTTTACCAGTGCCACGTGTTATGTTAAAAATAGCTAATATTTTATTTACAAATGCAGTTTCTTTTTATCCACTTTTTGTTTATTTTTATATTTCTTGAATGCGGATTGAGTAACCGAAACTATGTTCTTGGTCAAAATCGATGCTAGATATAATATATTGTATTGTTTTGTCTGAAAATGGAGTAGTTAATATAGTTGGGCTTGATATATTTGTGATTGACGGTATAAATGGTTTAGTTGTTAATCCATATTTTTGTTGTATTTTTTCCAAGATGAGTTTGGGATTTTCGAGTAAATCCTCATATCGGATTATATAATGATGTTTGACTAACGTTGGTAGAGTTTCAGTTAAATATTCCATTTTCACTTTTCTAAGTTCGAAAATGTTTTCATATGTTTTGTTTGTTATAATATTACGATCTTCTGAAATAATTGTTTCACATTCACTGGGTTGTTTTTTAGGCCATATACTATAAAACGGTTTTTCCAAGAAATTGTCTAAACTTTGGTTTTGTATGGGTATATACTTCGGATTATGATAAAATGCATTTATCCAATCAACCGGATCACGAACGATACATAGAAACAAGGTTTCATCAGTAAACATTAATTTGTAATCATAAAACCCAAAAAAATGGGTTGAACCAAAATCTTGGGTATATGGAATGTCGAAATTGTCCAAGATGAATTGTTTTAGAATTTCGGTTCCTGAACTACGTTCACCTAAAATTGTGAATTTTTTTGGGTGCATTAATATATATTTATATTTATAATACGAATATATAAAATTCATAAAGTTTAATTGTAAGCTTTATATTTGCAGAACTAATTAAAAATATTTATTTTCCATGGGAATGTTTAATATAAAAATCAGTTTCAATGTGAGGAGTTTCCCCATTTATTTCAATATCTGGTAATGTATACGGAATTAAATTAGTTTTTTGAACAGCATAAGAAAACCCAATTTGGTCTTGTGTTGTATATTTTAATGTCTGTAAATACCATAGATTTAAAAAATCAGTAACGGATTTGTCTTTGTTTAAATATGCAACAAAGCATGTTATCCAAACCCCTAAATTTTGCGCACTTATACGATTATCTTGAACATTCGATTTAAAAAATGTTTTATCATCATAACCATCATTTACATAATCTAAATATTGTTTAAATATATTTTGATAAGGTTGTTCTTGATTATTCCAATATGTAGAAGTATATCTATCATTATCTGATGCATATACTTCTTTTTCTAATATACCACCTCTATGTTCATGCATCCATCCAATAATTTTATGTTTATTAATATTATCCATAATCCATTTACTTGTATTTTCATTTTTGATTTCAATTGTTCCATCGACCCAAACAATTACATCATATTTAGTTAATAATGGAATATTTTGAAATGATTGTTTATAATATTTTGCTATATTAAATGTATGTTTATTTTTATTTAATGAATTATGTAAATTATCATTATCTATTTCAGATTTATTATTAATATGATATGGCGTTGTATCAATTATCCATCCATTACTTATAATTTCATTGTTATCTGTAAAACATATAAAATCGGTTGGTATTGTTTGTTCCACATATTTTTTACACGATACCTCATAACTACCATATATAGCTGTTATAAAACAAATTTTAGGTTTATTATCATCGTTATTTACAAAGTTTTCAGTTTGAAATAAATTATAACATATATTAAATAAAATTATTATTACTAATAATAATAGTAGTATTATTTTATAGTTATATATCATTACTATATATTAATGAATAAAATTATTATAGTAATTATTCTAATATTAATAATATTATTAAATATAACTTATGTGCAATATGTTCGAATCGAGAATTTTGAAGACTCTAAATATACTGCTATAATAGTAGAACCTCGTGAACATAAAGCATTATCATTTGTATTAAACAATTTTTTAGAAAATTTATCAGATGATTGGAATATTATTATTATGCATGGAAATAATAATTTAGATTATATAAATAATATTATTAAAACTGATTTAAGTCAATATACAAACCGTATAAAATTAATAGATTTAAAGGTTGATAATTTAACTATACCTGAATACAATAAATTATTTTATTCTAAAGAATTTTATGATAATATTCCAACTGAAACATTTTTAGTATTTCAAACGGATACAATGATATGTGAAAACAATAAAGATTTAATAAACAATTTTTTAGAATATGATTATGTTGGTGCACCTTGGAAACATGCGCCTTTAGAAAACGTAGTTGGGAATGGTGGACTATCATTACGTAAAAAAAGTATAATGGTAGAAAAAATTAAAATTTGCAATCCCGAAACTGGTAATGAAGACGTTTTCTTTTCATCAACGTGTAATAATCCGAAAAAACCATCTGCAAATGATGCATCTTTATTTTCAAACGAAACTATATATAGTAATAATAGTTTTGGGGTTCACAAACCATGGGCATATTTTTCAAATGAAGAAATTACAAATAAATGCAATAATTGTAATGGACTAAATACATTAATAGAATTAAATAAATAAATGTATATCATTTACCGTATATGTTTTATATTTAAACCGCTGAAGATTTAAAACAAAAATGGAACTTTGTTCCATTTTAATTCTTCGATGGTATAAATCAAACACGGAATGGCTTACTAAGTAATAAATTATTGCATTTAATTGGTATAAAATTCAGTATTAATATATATTTTACCTCCATTTTTTTTAATACATTTATTAAACTCAACATGTTCACATAATTCACTATTTTCAGGATACTCATTATTTTTATGTTTGCCTATATATTTACAATTATGTAATGAATCTAATTTATAAATTCCAATTGCTCCAAATGCAGAATCTACATTAACTAAACCATCTTCTTTAAATACTGTCTCGTATATAATCTTACTAATTTCTTGTTTTTTTCCGGGCTTGTAGATGGGTTATTATATTCGCCCCAACAATCATAATCTATATATCCAGATTTTCTAAGTGCCCATATATCATAATATTTGTCTTTTTGATTTCCAGTTAAAACGTCCCAATCATCATAATTATATTTAAAACAGCTTTCAATTGAGTCTACAAATGTTCCACTACTATTTACATCATCCATGTCTAACATAATTAAATATGTATATTCTCCATTTTTATTTAATTCTTTTGCCTTTTCTAATATTTTATTACGTCCATGTGCTAAACGCATTGTTCTTCGTTCTTCTGCAACCCCGTTTTCTAAAATATAATAATAATTATCTTTTTTATTTTCTAGTAAATATTTTTTGTATTATCGTTAGAATCATTCTCATAAATAATAACACTATATTTATTAAACTTTTTTCCGCATTTATCAATATATTGTAATATATTTTTTATATAAGATTCTGCATTTTTTACAGTTCCACCAAATATTACATTATATTTTTTCATTTTATTTTTACTTTCAAAGTTTTCTTTTTGATTTGAAAGAATTAAGTTTGAAATAATATAGTATATAATCTGGATAAAAATAAAGATAACTATAACAATTAATAATAAATACTTTTTTTATATTTGTATAAATATTAATTTTCATAATTATACTATATCATTTTATATTTATGTGCAGTATTTTCAATATATTTTTTCCATATTTGATTTTCAGCATTTAACAACCAATCAATATTAAAATTCTTAGTAATATATAAATTATTACCGGTAAATAATATAGTTCCTAATACAGAAAATCCGCCTTGATGAACTAATAAATTTTTACATTTACGAAAAATACATAAATGATTATCGGGAGCATCAATATTAACTTCAATATTTTTATTATTTATTTTATTAATATTATCAGCAATATCTTGTTTATAATCATTAATATTTGGATAACCGCTACTTCCGCTATGAATACCCGTTAAAATTATTACATTTAAATAATCTTTACTTATGTTATTTATAATATCTATAAATTCAGGGTCAACCGGTTTATCTCCTGCACGTAAATGAATACATAAAGTATCATTATTATTTACTTTTGATAATATACGATTTAATGATAGATCTGTATTATCTAATATATATTTATCAACACTTTTCTGAATTTTATCTATATTTGGAATCGGTTCAGATTTATCTATTCTTAAATCATCATAATTATTAATTATTGTATTTTTAAAATAATTTGTGCATTTTTTATAATATTCAAAATTATCGTGTGTATTTAATGGCCAATACCCGATCAAAGCCGGCATATTAAGAATATCACCAATATTATATGTAATATCTAATGTACTATCAGTCGGTTTATTAAATATTATAATATCACTTGCTTCAAAATTTTCAATATAAAATAATATTTGTATAAATAAGCTAATAACTATTACCAATAAAAATAGTATTATAATACGATTTTTTAACTTCATATACTATAATATACTATAATATAATATATTATTCAACCATATTGTATATAAATATATTTTTCTAATCGGTCCATAAAACTATTTAACTTTGGTTTCAATTTATTTTGTTCTATATATTTACGATTATAACTCGCCAATTTTAACATATGCTTTGATTTATAAATATTAAATGTTTTTTCTGAAATAGGTGCATTATATAATTTATCCAATGTATGATTATTTCCATATAGAACATTAAATGGAAAAATGTTTGGATTACAATCTATAAAATGATTATTGTTTGTTATATTAAATTTATGCTGAATATAAACAAGACAAAAATATACAACATGATATATATCATGATTTTTGAAATTTTGATAATCAACTGTTTTATCATTTTTTAATATATTAAACTTATTTTGCATATTATTATCAAAAATATCAGTCAACATATTTACGGTTTCTTTAATCAAAATATTATTTGGTTTTGCCGCAATAAACCATGCTTCTAATACTGGTTTATTGTTATTTGTAGTATGCACATTAGCTTTATACATAATTAAATCATAGTTTGGTAAATTATATATCCAGTCTAATGGTTCAAATAAAACAATACTTGAATCTAAATATATTCCTCCATAAGTAGAAATTAGATACATTCGCAATAAATCAGATTTATAATTTTCTTTTAATCTTGGATTATTCAAATGTTTTAAAACGGCGGGGTCTTTTACAAATTTATTTTTATTATTTTGATTCAAAACATTTATCTTATAATTTTTATTGAGTTTATGTATTAAATTAACGCAGTATTGCACGATTTTAGGTGCGGATTGAATATCGTCATGCCAATATAACCATATTATTTTTGGTATTACATCATCATCTGAGTTATTATTATTTTTATATTCAACTATTTCGGTTGGAAATTCTTTATCAACTGACTGACTCATAGTTGAAGGCGAAAATACATTCATTAAATCAAAATTTTCTAAAAAATTTAATGATTTAGTTACAGGTCTTGGAATTGTGTTAAAATATATAATTAATAAAAAACATGCAACTAAACCATAACGTATATCCAAGATAGAATAATATAAGATCAATCCGATTGCAACTGTTTTATCAACTATATTATTATATATATTATATCGATATATCAAGACTAAATATATTATAAAAAATAGCAATGGTATAAGTATTTGTTGGTATAATTTACCATATTGATCCATTGGCATTATATATATATATATTTATTTATTTTATGGTTCAGATGCAACCAAAAAATAAACTTATCTATCGTTTAACGATTGATAGATTCTTGGTAAATAGATATCTCTCATGATGCATCGTCCTTCTGTGCAAATTACAATTTAAACATGCAATTTCGATATTATCTTTATTATGACCGAATTTATTATCAATACGTTCAACTGTCCACTGTCTCGGTTCTCTCACATATTCATATAAAACCAAAACCGGATTATTACAATAATAACATTTCAAATCATTTGCCAACATCATTTCCAAGATCTTGGCAAAATCCACGAATTTAGTTTCATCGTATTTCGATTTCAGTAAATCTTGGTTCCGGTATCCATAAATCTTATTATTGATTTGTTGTTTAATAAATACAATTTTGTGTTGTAAATTTATATCAAAATCGTTAATAGTTAAATCTACATTAATAGAATTATATTGTCCAATTCCGTTAACTATATCCATTATTTGTTTTATAAGATTAAGTTGATTCATTGGTTCCAAATCACTTTCTAAAAAATTCCATTGTTTTGTATTTGTAACCACGCGTTTCAATTTCTCTTTTTCCATTTCTACCTCCATTTTTCCAAGATTTGTTTTATTACCGGGTTTCTTACCCAATTCGAGATCTTTTATTATAATGACTTTTTTACTATTATTTAATAATTCGGTTGATTCTAACATAATGAATTAAATATATATTATTATAAAAGGAGATAAACATATTTTTATATACAATATAAAGCAATACACATATATTATGTTTACTCAATCTTCCCTCAACGAATTATCTACAAATACTATTAATGAACCAAAACCGGCTAAATCCAAAGCACATCCCAATATATATTCGAACCAATATAATATATATTCTACAAATGAAATGAATAGTCAAAATATTGATGCTATGTTAGAAAAAGAAAAACAAAACAATAAAATCGACACTTGGAACAAATTAGATAAAACAGCTAAAATACAAAGACTACATGTTTTTGCTGAAAAATATGGAAAAGATAATGGCTACCCAATAAAAGACATTAAATCGCTTAAAATGTTTTTCACAGATTGTTTGGAAAAAAATAAACTGCAAAAAGCAAAAGATTTGATTTATGATAAAGAAAGTGGTATTATATCCAGTATTCCATCATTGCATTTTAACAATGATTCTCATAAATTTACCTTGCGAATTACAGATAGTAAACGCGTTAGCACACTAAAATCTCTTACACCAAAAAGAGTTAATCCAATTACTATAACTGATCCAATTACTATAATTGAACAAAATAAAGATTCAAATTTGTAAAATAACTAAATTAAAACTATATGAAAATAATTTCATATAATTATCTATAATGGAATATATTGTATCAGATGATACATCATCGGTTTGTTCGTCTAATACACAATTATCAAATAATTCAATTACCCCAAATTTTATAAATAATATGACAGTTGAATCTGCTTGTGAATTTGAACAAGCAGTATTTGAATCAATTGACGAATATACAAATGAACATATTGGTAAAATGCATTTAAGCAATTTCCATGCAAATTTAATTCAAGATATTGCAATTTATTTTTTTGAATTATTAATTGATTATGAAGAATGTTTGGAACAAGATTCGGATTATGAATATATAGAATGTTTTGTTAGACAACGTGCTGAACTTTTTTTTGATACTATATCATCTATTCCAAACCGTTCATGTAATCAAATTTTTAAAAAAAATACCATAGATCCATGTAAACTTACTAAATTAACTAAACACATTTCGTATTTACAGTCTTTACCCCAACCGGAACAACGCACTAAAGAATGGTATGAATTTCGGCATAATTTAATTACTGCTAGTAGTTTGGGCAAATTATTTGGGTCAGACTCATTATATAATTCCATAATTTGCGAAAAATGTAAGCCAATCGATTATGATTCCAGTTTAGGTAATTGTTCAATTGATAGTCCAATGCATTGGGGAACTAAATATGAACCACTAACGGTAATGTTATATGAAAAAATATATAAAACAAAAATAGCCGACTTTGGATGTATAAAACATAGCACATATCCATGTATTGGAGCATCTCCAGATGGAATCAATATAGATCTTACATCGCCTTTATATGGACGAATGTTAGAAATCAAAAACATTGTAAATCGTGAAATTAGCGGAATTCCTTTAGACTCATATTGGATTCAAATGCAGGGGCAAATGGAAACATGTGATTTAGATGAATGTGATTTTATAGAAACTCAATTTAAAGAATACGAGGAAAGTGAGTTTTATAGTGATTTAAGCCATCAAGAACGGGGTATTGTATTGTATTTTGTAAAAAAACAAGCAAAAGTATATACATCAAATAATGTCCCAACAAATAATTCAATTCGTGTAATAGATTTACATTCTACGGGGTCAGCAAAGCAACTATATGCCCGTGAAACGGGCATTGAGTTAATGTCAGATAAAGAGTTGAATTCTGGTAATTTTGGTGCGGATTCAAATATTAATCAGTTTAAACAATATAATATTCCTCATTATGTATTTATGCCTCTATCAATTGAACTAAATAAAAACTCTATAGATCAGTGGATTAATACAAAAAAAACTGAATTAAAAGATACATATACTTTGTATACAACACAATATTGGTATTTGGAAAAAATGTCGTGTGTTTTAGTTCAAAGAAATAAAGCATGGTTTTCAGAATCAGTTTCCAAAATAGTAGATGCATGGAAAATTATTGAAAAAGAACGTGTTAGTGGGTGGGAACACAGATTGCCGAAAAAATACAGATCAATTTTGATATAATTACATCTAACCAATTATTTATGACCCTAAAAATGTAAAAACCAGACACTTTAGTGTCCGTTTTACACCTTTAGTGGTTTATACACATTTGGAGATCCAAATAAAAATAAATTACAATTAATTTGTTGTTATATAATATTTTTATATAACAATAAATCTATATAAAAATTTAATTATATATTATTATAGAATTAAAATGAATCAACCCGATGAAATGTATGTAATAAAACGCAATGGTCAAAAACAAATCGTTTCATTTGATAAAATCCTACAGCGCATTAAAAAACTTGGCAAAGAGGCCGGAATACAACTCAATTATACTGCCCTCGTCATGAAAGTCATCGACCAGATTTTCGACGACATTTCCACCACTAAAATCGACGAATTATCCGCAGCACAATGTGCATCTATGGCATCTATTCATCCCGATTACAATACATTGGCCGGTCGCATCGCCGTGTCCAATCTGCATAAAAATACAAGTGAATCATTTATGGATGTAACTACTAAATTATATAATTATCATAATAAAATAGGAAAATTATGTCATTTAGTTTCAGAAGAATATTATATAAACGTTTTAAACAATAGCGAAATATTGGAAAAAATATGCGATTATTCATGTGATTATTTGATTGATTATTTTGGAATGAAAACATTAGAACGCTCATATTTAATGAAAATTGACGGTGTTATCATTGAACGTCCACAACATATGTGGCTACGTGTTGCTATTGGAATACATGGCTGTAATATTGAACGTATTCAAGAAACATATTATTATATGTCACACAAATACATGATACATGCAACTCCAACTTTATTTAATGCAGGAACATCACATCCTCAAATGAGTTCATGTTTTCTTTTAGCAATGGAGGACGATAGTTTAGAAGGCATTTATGATACTCTTAAAGATTGTGCTCGTATTTCTAAATGGTCGGGTGGTATTGGGTTACATATACATAATGTTAGAGCTAAAGGCAGTCAAATTAGAGGAACAAATGGTATATCAACCGGGATTGTTCCTATGTTGCGTGTATTCAATAATACGGCTAAATATATTGATCAAGGGTCAAAACGCAATGGCAGTTTCGCAATTTATTTAGAACCATGGCATGGTGATATAGAAATGTTTTTGCAATTGCGTAAGAATCATGGAGATGAGGAATTGAAAGCTCGTGATTTATTCTATGCACTGTGGATTCCAGATCTTTTTATGGAACGAGTAAAACAAAATAGTAAATGGACTCTTATGTGCCCGGACGTATGTCCGGGCTTATCCGATGTTTGGGGAGATAAATTCAAAATTCTATATGAGAAATATGAACAATCTGGTCTTGGTAAGACTATACAAGCTCGAGAATTATGGTTTCAAATAATGGACGCACAAATGGAAACTGGAACACCCTATTTATTATATAAAGATGCTTGTAATAAAAAATCAAATCAACAAAATTTAGGAACAATTAAATCATCCAATTTATGTGTAGCACCTGAAACATATATTTTAACCGACAAAGGTCACATTGAAATACAATATTTAGTTGGTCAAAAAATAAATGTTTGGAATGGACATGAATTTAGTAATGTAGAGATTGTAAAAACAGGCAAAAACCAGAAATTAATGCAAATCCAATTTTCAAACAATAGATTTATATGGTGCACCCCAAATCATAAATTTTATATATATGATTCGGATGACAAAATGTGCATTAAAACGGTTGAAGCATGTAATTTGAAAATAAATATGTTAATTGTCGACTTATTAAATATGCCATATGATCATAAAAATGAAATATATGAAAATATTTCAGTTGCAAAAATTATCAATTCTGAACGAATTGATGATACGTATTGTTTTACAGAACCTTTACGTAATTCGGGTGTTTTTAATGGCATTTTAACATCTCAATGTAGTGAAATTATACAATATTCCGATCATTTAGAAACCGCTGTATGCAATTTAGCAAGTATTGCTTTACCGTCATGTATTGATACTATCGGACATGCGATTCCAACATTTAATTTTGAAAAGTTGCACAAAATTGCTCGTATTTTAACCTATAATTTAAATCGCGTTATAGATATTAATTTTTATCCAACTGAAAAAACAAAAACCAGCAATTTTAAACATAGACCAATTGGTATTGGTGTTCAAGGATTGGCCGATGTATTTATGATAATGAATATACCATTTACATCATTAGAGGCTCGTAAATTAAACAAACAAATTTTTGAAACAATTTATCATGGAGCTTTAGAAGAATCGTGTGATTTGGCCCAAATACATGGATCATATGAATCATTTATTGGATCTCCGGCAAGTCAAGGAATTTTACAGTTTGATTTATGGAATGATGATACAACAACAAATTCAGTAAATTCAACTATGTATGATTGGACAAAACTCAAAACAAACATTCAATTGCATGGTTTAAGAAACTCATTGTTAATTTCTCCTATGCCAACCGCATCAACCTCTCAAATATTAGGATATAATGAATGTATTGAACCAATTACAAGTAATATATATTCCCGCAGAACATTTGCGGGTGAATTTATTATAGTAAACAAATATTTAATAAAAGATCTAATTGCATTAGGTCAATGGAATGAACAACTTAAAAATAATATTATTGCAAATAATGGTTCTGTCCAACACTTAACTATAATTCCTCCTGAAATTCGTGAAAAATATCGAACTGTTTGGGAATTACCAATGAGAGCAATTATAGATATGTCGGCCGATAGAGGTGTATATATATGCCAAAGTCAAAGTTTGAATTTATGGTTAGAAGACCCTAATTATGGCACATTAACTGCAATGCATTTTCATTCTTGGTCAAAAGGATTAAAAACGGGCATGTATTATTTGCGTCGTCGTGGTAGACACCAAGCACAACAATTTACAATTGAACCTACTAAAAATTTGGGTATGTCAAGTGATAATAATTCAGATGGTATTTGCGAAAGTTGTAGCGCATAGTGTAATATTAGTATTACACTTTTTTATTTGTATAATTTTTTCTAATTACTGCAATTATAATCTGTAATATATTAATTGATGATAACATGTTTGAAAATTCCATTGTAAAGGAATCCCCTCATCTTCAGAACCTTTAAATCCCCAATTCACATTTTTATTAAGGTTTTGTTTCCATTTCATTGGAATAATTCGACTAAAGCTCATTCCATCAAAAGCCATTTCTTTGCCTTCGCATGTTAATACACAACAAAAATGCATATTTTTATCATTTAATACAGACGCACTATCCAGTCCATATTTTATTATTTCGAAATTCGTATTAATTTCAAATTCCATCATTTTATTTATAATGCCACTATTTTGATATCCATTTAATACTATAATATGTGGCGGTTTTTTCAATAACTGTATTTTTTTTGATAATATATTCAACCAATCATTTGATAAATTATGTTCAATCAATGATACCGAGTTTATATCTAAATATTGCATAATTGTAGTATAATATTGTATTGGATTACCTGCATCCCACCAATCAGGTATATTCTGTTCATTTGTAAATTCATCATATATATATTTTTTTGGAATATTTTCATATATATCAATTATAATACCATTTGTATCCATATTTATAGCTAATTTAGATCCAATTAAAGACAATTCAATACCATAATTTAACAGAGCAAAAGCATTCCTTAGTTTTTTGGGAATCGATTTTCCAAGACTATCTTTACCTTCAATCATAAATTGACGAAAAAAATGAAAAAACCGGCGACCTTTATCCGATACAAAAAACATCATAAATAAAGTATTAAACCAACAATTACCGTCAATTTGTTTTGGAGGTATAATCTGGTCAATAATTATATGTTTATTTGCACGTAATCGATCTAATAATACTTTAATTGCATCTGGCATACTATAATCAACACATTTGTTATTTGATATGGCAATTTGTAATGGTTCTTTTAATTTAAATGCTTTTACAGTATTGCAATTATGTATTTTTTCACGATTTAATGATTTTAAAGATACTAAATTACGATTTATGGTGGGTTTATAACTCATTATTTTATTTTTATAAGTTTTATTTTTATAAGTTTTATTTAAAATAGATTTTGATTTTTGTAACCATTTCATTGATTTTATATATACAATATATATTTTAATAGTAAAAATTGCAAATAATAAGTTATATGTAAAATTGATTTTAGTTATTTATATTAGTTAATAATATATATTATCTGAAATGACTTTAATTAAACAAATTTACAATAGTCCAACAATTTTACATAGTTCTTATTATAAGGAATTTATATTAGATCATCCATATCCATCATTTAATACTATCCAATCTAAATTATCATTTCGTTTGGATTTAGTATACAATAAAAGTATTCATGTATATTGTGAAAAAATATACATGAATATTAATGATACAAAAAACATAAATATATTATTAAATGAAATATTTATTAAAGGAAAAATATTTAACGTAATTGCATGTTTAGATATAATTAAGTTTTATAGCCCTTTATGCAATTATGACGTGAATGAAAAATTCGATTTAATATTACATAATTTTATAAGTCGTGGATAAATATTCAACGGTCTAAAATAAAACAACGATATATTTGTATTTTCAACACAGGCCATTCAGCTGTGTAATTTATCAATGGTTAAGTTCTATATAATAAAAAAAATTATTATAATTATTAATTACAAATTATCATGAATTAAATCACAATCGATTATTGATTTATGTATATCTGGTTCTCTATCTAAATAATTACATGGTGTAAAATCGAAAATGCCAGTTTGATTTTGTAAATCAATTTCTTCTTGATTTTCTTCTTGATTTGAAATTGGTATATATTTGTATATTTCGCCAGTTTCTCTCATATTTATTTCCCACTCAGATTTTAATCGTGTTGCCCATTCCATACAAGTTTCATTAGTTTCAATTCCACTACATTTTTTCCATTTTTTAAATTCTTCCAATACTTCATCCCAATCCATTATTCCATGTAATGGATTTTTATTAATATTATCTATTATATCATCATTTTTTGTAAATCTGTTTATGTATTCATCGTATGTTATAAGTTCTGGCATAGAATCAACATCCGAATCATCTATATCTATATCTTCATTATTATTTTTAGTAATAGAATATGGAAAACATGTTCTATTAATTAAATAATTATTACCATATATTTTAACATTTTCATATAATGGTACTGAATTTGTTATTCGAGAATTTTCCAAATATATATCTCCAACATTATCTAAATCAACATTTTTTAAATACGTATTTGATGCACTATTTGGGTGTTCTTTATTGAACTCTATTCCCGGTGCTAATGCACCATAAAATTCAGATTCATCTTTTTCTAAATTTAAATTGCTACATTTTACACATTGCATTATTATACATCCATTCCACATACCATTATATTTACAACTATTACAATTTAATACAGATTCATACAAGTTTTTTGGAAAATGCACTGAAAACAGTTCATTTTTATAACATACCATTTTTGGTCCGATTTTATAGCATTGAGATTCATCATATTGCGACATTATTATTATTCTTATTTATTATAATACTAATTATTTATAAAAACGGTAAATCAATTTTACAAGAAACAATAATTATAAATTCTTGGAAATTTACTGTATTTAGGAAAAATTTATATAATCCAATAAAAAAAGTATTTAATTAGTTACAATTTTTAAGGGCGTAAATAAGCACTTTATATCGGATTTTATAATTATTTATTATATGACAGTTTTACTAAGGGTAAGTTGCTTTTAGCAATAATTTAATGCCAGGTTCCTTGTAATTTTAAGAAACATTTTAAACATACCATTGTATCAACCAATGAATTATGCAATCCCTCAGGAACTGAACCAAATAATTGTTGATGCAATTCTGATAATCTTGGATATTTCACAAATGATTTAGGAACAATTGTAAATAATCCAGTTTTTGGATCTATTTTATTCTCTGGCTGAATCACAATATTGCATATTTTTTTACCAACACGCATAGTGCAAAATGTATTTATATTATTAATTTTGTTAAAAGTGTCATCAAATATGCAGGAATAGTAAGGACAATGGTCTATAATTTGTGGACCCCAACGTGCCATCTCAGTTTTAATCATAGCCCGATCAAAATCAATATTGTGTGCAACAATGCGGTCACATTTATAGTATTCTTGATAAAATTCGGTAAGAGCCTCCTCGATCGTAATACTTTGACAAGGACTATTGCACAATTCACGAGTGATTCCGGTAAGCTCAACAATTTTAGGCGAAATCTCGACCGAATCAGCGACGCGAATATATTTGTCAAAAGTCCGTTCTATAGTCTTGAATTGAGTATTATATATTACAAAACTGAGTTGTAATATATGGGGAAAATCGGCCAATAGGGGCATAGCTTTAGTAACTGGATCTTTTTTGGGTAAGAGTCCGGTTGTTTCAACATCAAAAACCATGATACGCTTACGTCTGGGATATTTTAACACGATTTGCTGCTGCTGCTGCTGCTGTTTTTGGTCTGGTTCGTTTTGTTCTTGAAGATTTAGAGATAGTATATGTGCGGATAGTTCAGATGAATTCATTATAATTAATGTCTAATACAATTACTTTTATTCAAAATTGGTATATCAATTTTATAGAAAAATTTGAATTCAATCAAATCAACAAATCAGTTAAAAGAATATAAATATTATTCCAATAATATGTATAATGAACAAATCAAATTTAACATTTGTATCCGCATTTATAAAAATATACGAAATACCGTTTGAAAATAAAGACTTGGAATGGCGAATTAGTAAATTCCGTATTATAGCCGAAACCGGTATCCAATTATGTATTTATATAAGTCCAGAATACGAAACCATAATAACCGAATTTGTAAAAGAATTCCCCAATGTTAAAATCATGAAAATCGTATCTATCCAAGATACGTTTGTATTTAAAGTATATCAAGAGGCGAATAAATCAAATCTAATTACATTACCTAACCATCGAAATGAACCAAAAGACACTGTCAATTATATGTTAGCAATTAATTCAAAAGTTGAGTTTATAAATGATGCAATCCAACAAAATCCATGGTCAAGCACCCATTTTGCTTGGATAGATTTTAGTATAGCCTATGTTCTAAAAGATATAGAAAGATCCAAAGAATTTTTGAGAATCTTGGCAAAACGCACATTTGCACCAAAGTTCTTTACAATTCCGGGATGTTGGTCAAAATATATGGGTGAAAATGATGAAATCATTTTAAATCAAATTAATTGGCGGTTTTGTGGGGGGTTTTTATTGGGAGATAAAGAATCTGTTGCCAAATTTACTTCATTGTGTATGGAATATTTTCCCCGATTTATCCAAAAATATCATAAATTAGTATGGGAAGTCAATTTATGGGCTTGGTTGGAACATATAATGGCAAATGTATCACAAGACCCAAATTCGGATAAAGAATCGTGGAAACCAGTTTGGTATAAAGGCGACCATTCTGATATTATATTGCATATATCAGCAGATTTTTGTTCACTAAGACTGTGCTCTGAGCCAAGCGTAGTTAGACAAGTATATGATTATCCCAAGATAGACGGATATGAACCAACATCAGCATCTTATTTATATTATAAATCGATAAACGGATTACCAGTGCATATGTTAAATACACGATATGTCAATTATACATATACAGATACCGGTCATTATTTAATAAATGATGCACAATCCAGATTGTTTACTAAAAATGTGTATAGTGAATTAGATGAGAATACCCTATTGCCCAAATTTTTCAAAGAAATGCAGGACCCGGACTATCCTATAAATTTGCCAAAATTAAAAAATAGTAGGGCAAATGGATTAGAAGATATTAGACTATTTTTGGACAATACAACGATTATAGATAAATGCAAAGATGATGAACAAGTTGAATCAATGCACGTCAAATTCATTGCAACTACAATTAATTATTCACCTACACAAAAAAACCGAATAGTTATAGGCAAATATGATACAGAAAATTGCACATATACAGATTGTAGGTTAATAGATCCGCCAAATAAAGATAGTTGCGGTGAGAAAAATTGGATTTGCGTTGGACCAAGGTTAACCCACACATCCCATCCTTTTACGGAGGACCTGCATATTAGTTCACAACCACTTGTAAAAGGAGGGGGCGTGCGGGGGGACATTGGTCCTCCGCATATTTATACGTGGTCCCCACAACAAATCGGATCAATTAATCCCAAAACACATCAACTCGAAATCCATACTGTTCGTGAAATTATTGCCCCATATTTTTCAAAAGTTCGCGGTTCTAGTCAATTTGTGGATTATAAAGATTTAGATGTTTTAATCGGGGTTGTTCACTTTAGCGAAGAATATATTCCCCGACATTATTTTCATATGTTGGTCATGTTGGAACGCGATACAATGAAACTGTTGAAATACAGTGAAATCTTTTATTTTGACAAGATAGGGATAGAATTTTGTATAGGGTTTATGATTCGAGATGAAAAATATCATTTTTGGATTTCAAAAAATGATCGGGAGCCAGAATTGGTGATTTGTTCAATGGATAGTTTACCGTTTATTTAGATATTTTAGGATTAAAATTATTATATATATATATATATATATATAATATGGATGTACCTGAAACTGGTGTTTGTGTTTGTTTTCCAGAATATACAAATATAAATAATGTGAATGTAAATGAATTAAATAGTGCAACTATTCAAATTAAAGGTGAAATTATAAATAAAAAAGGAGAAACAGTTACACCAGGCAATTTTAAAGTAAAAAAAGTGATATCTGATATTCCAAACGCAAAACCGGAATGGAAAATTGCTGACGATGAATCCGAAGCACATAAACAATTGTATGAAAAATTTGTAGCCAAACCTGTAGCTGAACATGTATTAGGAGGTTCAATAAAATACATTCGCCAAACAAAATCCAAAAAATCAAAAAAAAGAAAAAGTGGTCGTTCAAAACGCCGTTTATAATATCATTCCTAATACTGTTCCGAATACCGTTTTACATTTTACACTTTTTCTAATTTTATACCGTTAAAACCAAAAATAAAACTTTTTTCTATTTTTGGTTTTAACGGTATAAAATGACATATAACCTTGAACATCCAATAGGAAATTCTGAGGCAAGGTGGCTAAAAGCCACATAACCTTGAACATCCAATAGGAAATTCTGAGGCAAGGTGGATTTTGGTAATATAACCTTGAACATCCAATAAGAATTTCTGAGGCAATGTGGCTTTTGGCAATATAACCTTGAACATCCAATAGAAAATTCTGAGGCAAGGTGGCTAAAAGCCACATAACCATTAGAGAGCGGATAAATATTTTATTTTGCATGTATTCCAAAATACATGCAAACCTCATGTAGCAACTAAATATATTTTTGTAAAGTTGTGACTACCGTGTTTTTTGACTGCACGGCTTTATTTTCCATAGATTAAAAAATCCAAACTTTAGTGTGGATTTAATTCTTAAATAGTATAAACAACTTATATATAAAATATAGATATAGTATAAATAATAATGTCTAGTCCAGAAAAAAGTGCTCACACAACATATACAGGAAACTCGTTAGATTTTGACTTATTTGCACTACATTCAAATGTATATAAAAATGAAAAAACTTCAATAAAACTTAAACCAACTCAAATTGATCAAGCTCAAATTATTCAAGCTCAAAATATTATTAAAGAATATATTAATTTTTTACATGCATTTAATTTCACAAAAAACACAAATAATACTTTTACAATTAAAGCCGGTTATGAAAAAGATAAACCATTTTTTGAATTAATTCATGGTATTATTTCAACTAATATAGATAAAACTAATGCATTAAAAATAATAAACCAATCCAAGATAATAATGGCAGCAGTAGATAGTCTATTATTAAGTAAACTTGTAAACAAACAAAATATTCAAACACTCAATGACAAAACATTTTCATCAGTAAATCCATCATCAATTGAAGATTTAGTAATGAATAGTATTTCAACAACAAATACTGTGTCAATATCTAACCCTAATATTATTGAACAAATATCATCTATTATATCATCTATAAATAATTGCGTAATTACAAATAAGTATCCGACTAGTAACAGTCAATCACTTGTAACTAAAAATGTTCCATCATTAGACACATTTGGCATAATTATTAAAAACAATACACAAACATTAACAACGTCGACACCAGTAACACCGTTGACACCAGAAGATGTATTATCTTTATTAAATACAATTGTTACAAGATCTGTTATGAAAACCCCTGAATTAAAAACACTAATTATTAAACAGATTATTAAAAAAGGATATTTTGTAGTCGGTGGAAATATTAAATGTCAAGATAAATCAGAGTTTCAAATTAATGATTTGACAAATATTTATTTTTTAATTAATAAACCCGAAATTTATAATAACAATTTGTTAAAAACATTACCACCAACTATTATAACATTAGAAAAGTTAAATAATACTATATGTACAAATACTGATCCTAAAAACATTTATATAGTAGGCAATTTATATTGTATAAATGATGAACTTATTTCTCCAGATTTAGATGATATTATTGGTATTTATGATAGTGAACCATCTAATCTGGAAAACCCCAATAATGGGTTTTTTGAGAATGATTATAAAGTAGAAAGTATACGCAAAGAATTAAATATTGATAACTTTTGTTCAAAAATGAATAATAAATTAACCCTGGAACTCGAATCCAAAAAAACCACGCCCACTCAAAATTCGCGGAATGGAACTTATACATCTATCATGCATAAAAACCCCAGAATTGAGAGTAAGGATGAGAGTTACAAAAAACATTTAGAGTCTGAAATGAAAAAACAAAAAGAAAGAGAAGCAGCAGCAAAAAAAATAGCTGAAAACAAAAAAAAATCTAAAACCACAAACTGGCACGGCGGAAATAATTATACAAGAAAAAAACATTTAATTATAAATAATAGTAAAACAAGAAAGAATTATTATGATAATGATAAGTCAAATGATGACAATGAGTTAAACGAATTTATGCACGAATAAATTCAACAATTTGTTTAATCCAAGAAATCCCTAAATCGTCCGGATCATTTAAATCATATACAACATCTGTATCAGTATTTAAATGTAACACTGGTCCAGTCAAATCACTGCCTATTGTATTGTCACTAGTCAAATCAGTTGATTTATCAACCAACCACGAATCATGGTATTTCTTGCATTTTTGCAAATAAGCCAATTCAATGTTTGACTCGCCATTTCGCGACCGTTTTGCAATGCGCGAAAAACACACTTCGGCAGACGCATCAATGTATACATTTTTATCCACTTTAAAATCCGGCGCATATTCACTGAAATTCCGGCAATAAATCTGGTAAGAAACATCGTCAATAAGCCCATCATCATGCAACATATTCGCAAAAATCTGTTTATCTGCCTCCAAAGAACGTTCGCAAATCAAAACAGCGCATTTGGGATTTTCCAAAATTGTTTTGCGAATTAAATTAAGACGAGTAGCATATGCCATAATTTGAAATGCAAATGCATATTTAGCAGGGTCTTTGTAAAATTTAGAAAGAATTGTTTCTCCAGATGCATCTCGAATTGTTGACCATTCATCGACGGGCTCTTTTAAGAACATGATATTGTGGGTGTTAATATGATTAGTGTTAGAGTCATTCATTGAAATATCACTATCAATATGTTTAAAATAAATCTCTAAATGTTCTAAAATTGTGGATTTTCCAGATCCTATATTTCCATTTATAGAAATCATAAGTGGATTTTTTTTTAGTTTTACACCATTACTTTGATCACTTATAACTGCCAACTTTGTCGGTGTTTTTAATGTGCAACAGTGTAAAACTGGCGGTTCAGTTGTAATAACGTCATGTGCAATAGATGTAAATAAAGTAGAGGAAGAAGACATCTTAATTATAATAAAGGTATAATATTTATATTGGTTAATATAGATATTATAAATTGGAATCAATTTTATACAGGAAATATACATTTTTCTTTTTGATCGGTGTAAAATATAAGTTTATGTATGTTATTTTCCATAAAAATTTTCATCCGCAATATATAGTTATGAACTTTATACAATCAATATTCGATCAACCTATCAAAAAAATCAATTTTGAAGAAATAAAAACTGCCATAAAAAATCCAACAAATTACTATATAATAAATACTCTTACTACAGTTTTCCAAGATTGTCTAATAAAAACAACAATATCTTATTTAGTTGAAGAAAAATTAATTAATGATTTGATTTCCTCATACAATTCATCTAATTATCGTATTATAGTATATAGTATGAATTCCAATGATGATTCAGCAAAAAAAAAATATAAACAATTAGTTAGTCTTGGATTGGAACATGTATATTTATATAGTGGCGGATTTTTTGAATGGGTATTATTGCAGGATATTTATGGAATAGAACAGTTTCCGACAACAAGTAAAGTCAATGATATTTTGAAATATACAAAATAATATATCCAATCATTTAGAATTATTTTTAACTGCATTCTTGGAAATATTTTAACTCAAAATATATTAGAGTTAAAAAAGAACATCTAATAAATTACTTGAAATATAGTTATACACATTTGAACAATTAGACCATTTTATATCTGTAAACGGGCAATGTGGCCTTTGGCCACATAACCTTGAACGTCCTATTGGACGTTCTGAGGCAATTCCTTAAAGAAAAATCCGCACTTTAGTTATGTTTCACGAAGGATTTAATTCTTCAATGGTATAAAATGCTTTCAGTTATGGCTTTAGCCGGAACTGAAACAAAGTGTGTGAACTTAAATGTTCATCGGTGTAAATATTATTTCTTTTTACTATATTTATGTTTCTTTTTACTATATTTATTTTCATTAATATCTGATTTATGTTTCTTTTTACTATATTTATGTTTCTTTTTACTATATTTATTTTCATTAATATCTGATTTATGTTTCTTTTTACTATATTTATGTTTCTTTTTACCAGTTTTATTTTTTCCTTTTCCTTGTTTTCCATGTTCTCCTTGTTCTATTGATTTTTTTTCAAAAAACATATCCTCATCAGATCCACTACACGATGTTTCTGGAAAACCAGATTTAAAGTCAATTAATTGTGTTTCAAATTCTTCATTTAATTCTGGTTTTTCAAAAAACATATCCTCATCAGATCCACTACACGATGTTTCTGGAAAACCAGATTTAAAGTCAATTAATTGTGTTTCAAATTCTTCATTTAATTCTGCATGAGCAATATTCTCTCTTTTTTTATTTTGTCCAATCATACCTAACCAACTGTCATATGCAATACAATCAAATATTTTATGTTTTTTTAAATTAAATATAATGCAATAAAATACATTTTTTAATATGTCTTCAGATACAATTTTATTAAATGTACCAGCACCCGTGCTTAATGCCAAAACTTTGTGTAGAACATCTCCCATTTCAATAGACATATTTTCATATTTATCAAAAAAACTATTTATTGTATTTGTGCTATTAAATGTAATAGCCAACATAGACCATTTTCTAAATAGATTTATATATGTATCCTCAGATTCATCCTCAGAATCATATTCAACTAAAGCATCGGTTCTATATTCAGGTAATTTATCAGAAATAGATTCATCAAATACAGCTAAATCAGATAAACTATATTCATTTGTTGGTTCTAAATAATTAATACGAACTTGATCTGGACTTATGTCTAATTTACTTTTATTTAGATATATATAAATGTCTTTACCATGTTCTGGTTTCCCCCATGAGTTTTTAATTTTTAAAGTTTTATTAGATGGATTAGAATAATCATAATCTACAATTGTTACTGCATGGTCATATCCTGAAAATACTGTCATTTTACCATTACTTACACTAATGGGTTGAATTATATTTGCATTTATATTTAAACTAACATATAACCCTAAATCAATTATTTCTTTTATTTTATCAAAAAACTTATTTTGATGGTCAATTAACTGACCTTGTGTTTTTTTTCTAGCCAACATTTCTTGAGTATAAAACATTGTTGAAGCAGTATATTTAGTTTCAATTTGATTAAAAGAATTAATTAATGGTTGCAAATGGTCGCAATATTTTGGATCTCCTAAATTACATATTTGATTTAATTCTATTCTTCCATTTTTTAAATCATTAAAAATTCGTAATAAATAAAATAATACGTAATCGGGCATACCTCCTTCACAATTAAATTTATCTATAGTTATTTTATGTAAGAAAAAATACATTAAAATACTGTTATAATTGCCTGGATTTCTACAAAGTCTTTCTATATCATTTTTTTCCGAAAAAACTGAAAATGGTTCTTTAATTAAATATAAATTATCACATGCATTTTCTTGAATAACATGTAATGGATCGTCTTTTTCATGTTTTTCAAAAAACTCGCGTGAAATCATTCTTAAAAATACACGTGTTGATGAATGGGCAAAACAATCTCCTGCCATTTGGTCAGCTACATTACTTGATAATGCGCGTTTTAATAATGGTGGTGGAGGCATTATAACCGCATCATATTTAGATGCTTCTACTGCTTTTGTGGCTGCTATGATTATTGATGCTGATTCTCTTGCTTGTCTTCGTGATGCAAGATATGTGTTTTTATCATATTCTAACCTTTGTCTTTTTTTAATCAATTCCATTTCTTCTGACCATCTTATTTTATCAACATAATGCATTGCATCATAATCCTTTTGTTTTTTTGCAGCTTTTTTACGTTTTTTTGCACGTTCTTCGATATCGTTAGCTTCGTCTTCGAGTTCATAGTGTCTAATTATAAACTCCCTTTCATCTGTTGTAAGAAGAGGATTATTTAATTCTTTTTCTTGTTTTGTAATTAAATGATTATTTACAGTTGTTGCTGCTGCAGATTCTTTTACTGCAACTTCACTTTTTGGTGATTCTTTTGATACTTTTGCTGCGGCTTTTGCTGATTCTTTTTCTGCTTTTGCTGCGGCTTTTGCTGATTCTTTTGCTGCTTTTGCTGCGGCTTTTGCTGATTCTTTTTCTGCTTTTGCTTTTTCTTCTAAAATCTCTTTATCTATTTTTTCATCATTTAATTTTTTATTAAGTTCTTCTTCTTGTTTATCGGTTAAACAAACTTCTTTGGATGGTTCCAATCCAGTTTTACAACATTTATCAAAATAAATATTTTTTTTTGATTTTGTATATCGTGAATATCCTTTAGGGCAACGACCTTTCATATATATTTATATGTATATAAAATGTATTTGCATTGTGCTTTTCTTCTTCAGCTTCTACAGTCATTACACAATGTGTTTCTAAAGGTTTCTTCTTTTTTTTCACAACATTTATTATATAACTTACCGTATATATATAAGAAATAAAAACAAAGGTTGGACATTTTATCATTATATATATTATTATACTATTATAAGCACATGCACTTAATTATATTTCAACAACATTTCGGAACAATAGGTTAATTATGTAAAATTGATTTCAATTTACCTATAAAATAAAAATATTATATTAGCACTAAATTATATTAAAATGGATCTAACTCAAAATAAATTAACAAAATCAGAATGGGACGGTATTGAATTACCAGTCGATCAAAATGAAAAATTTATATTATTACTTATTAAAGAAGGAATTAATAATGTAAACGTTCATCGTAATATTAATGAATCAATTATATCTATTATTAAAATTGAAAATAATCCGGAAATCGAAACATTTATATATACAACTTATTTGCATAAAGAATTATATAATGCATTAAAAACATATGCAAAAACAGTAGATGTATTACATGAAGCAATTGTTGCGAATACAGCAATATCAAGAAAAAAACTAAATAGTCGCGATATTATACGTTTAACAAATACATCAGCAACAATATTGGCAAAACGTAATATTATGATCGAATTTGCATTTATTGATATTAGTATTAAAGCACTAGAATCAATATATTGCAAAAATATGGACTATACTGTTCATATTTATACATTAGTTCATTTATTAAAAACATCAATTCCTCATATTAATTCTCATATTATTCATTTTGTCAATACACTAATCCAATGGACAATATCGATTTTTCCAAGATTAATACCCAATATAATTCACAATTCTCCGGCTATACTTGAATCGAATTCTAATATTATGAAATATGCCAATATTTCATTATTTGATCATCAAAAACAGTTATTCCAAATTTTTGGACCAACATCCAATAGAACAATTCCGAAATTAGTATTATATATTGCACCAACTGGAACTGGAAAAACAATGAGTCCATTAGGACTATCAGAAACACATCGCATAATATTTGTATGCACAGCAAGACATGTAGGATTGGCACTTGCACGATCTGCGATTTCAATGGAAAAACGCGTTGCTTTTGCATTTGGTTGCGAGTCATCGGCAGACATTCGACTACATTATTTTGCTGCAATAGATTACACGCGTAATTGGAAAACGGGTGCAATTCGAAAAGTGGATAATAGTATTGGATATAAAGTTGAGATTATAATCTGTGATATAAAATCATATTTAATTGCAATGCATTATATGTTGGCATTTAATGATGAATCGGATATTATTACATTTTGGGATGAACCGACAATTACAATGGATTTAAAAACACATGATTTACATGATACAATACATAAAAATTGGTCGGAAAATTTAATTTCTAAAATGGTATTATCATGTGCCACATTGCCACACGAAGATGAAATTCAAGAAACTATTGATGATTTTCGTTGTCGTTTCAATTTAGCAACTGGTCAATTTAATTTAACACAAATATATACAATTATAACCCACGATTGCAGGAAAACAATAACTCTATTAAATAATGACGGATATCGTGTATTACCGCATACTCTATTTGAACAATATAATGATTTGCAAGTATGCGTTCAACATTGTACTAAAATAAAATCATTATTGAGATATTTGGATTTGACGGAAATTATTACATTTATAGAATTTGTTAATGAAAAGAAATTCATAGATAACCAATATAATATTACAATGTTTTTCGATACCATTAGTTCAATTACAATGGATAGTATCAAAATGTATTATTTAAAAATATTGACTAAAATTCATGAGAAACATTGGCCAATTATTTATCAATATATTAAATCTGAACAAAAACCTATGTTTTCAAAACATAAATTGCCGGTATCATGTAGTCCCGAATTTAACCAATCAAATCCATTCTCGGGGGTTTTAGTAACAACTGAGGATGCTCATACATTGACAGATGGACCAACCATATATTTAGCAGAAAATATTGAAAATTTGGGAAAATTTTATATTGCTCAATCGAAAATTCCACCAAAAGTATTTGATAATATTATGCAAAAAATAGAGCATAATAATAGCATTCAGAAAAAAATGGATGTAATTGAAAAACGTATTGATGAAACCAGTGTAAAAAAAAATGAACCGAGTGATTCGGAAGGTAAATGTAACGTAAAACGCAATTCTTCTGAAAAAAATACATTATCAAGAGAGGCAATTCAATTAACAGAACAATTAAATGAATTAAGATCAAATATTTGTATAGCGAATTTGGATTCGCAATATATTCCAAATACATGCGAACATCAGAGTAAATGGAATCATACTGGTAAAATAGTTAAAAATGCATTTAAACCTGATATAGATGATATTTATATTAGTAATATTATGGAATTAGATGTATCAAACCAACTTAAACTATTATTATTGTTGGGTATTGGAGTATTTATGAATCAACCAAATATTAAATATATGGAAATTATGAAAAGTTTAGCTATAAATCAAAAATTATTCTTAATAATTGCTGCATCGGATTATATTTATGGAACAAATTACCAGTTTTGTCATGGATTTATTGGAAAAGATTTGCAAAATATGACGCAACAAAAAATAATTCAGAGTTTAGGACGAATTGGACGCGGTAATATTCAACAAACATATACAGTAAGGTTTCGTAATAATGAAATTATTCACAAATTATTTTGGCCAGTAGAAGTTAATTTAGAAAGTAAAATTATGTCAAAGTTAATGAATGGTGCATCAGAATGGGCAAGAGCAAATCCAATATTTAATAATATAGTTTCTGTAAATGCAATTACAGGTTCTAATATAATAACAATACCAGTAATATCAACAGAATCGACTGAATCAACTGAATCAACAGAAGTAGTTGCAGTAAAAATATCAAATGTAGTAGAAGCAGTATTTGTTGAAGAAACAAATTATAAAAAATTGCATCCCAAATATACAAAATATAAATTGTAATTGTAAATATAATGTAAAATATAATTAATAATACACATTTTTTAACATGTATATTGCAGATAAATTATAGTCAAATTATTTTGACTATAATAAAAAGCCTCTAATGAGAATCGAACTCATTACCTTACGCTTACTAAGCGTATGCTCTAACCAGATGAGCTATAGAGGCATTTAACTTATGGTTTTTTATTATAACCCCCCCCTTTTAGGAAAACCCAATGAATAAATTTTTTATTCTTTGCAAAATCAAAGCCTCTTTTTATGCTAATACCCAAATTTCGATTACCCTATCTTTTTATGCTAATACCCAAAATTCGATTACCCTATCTTTTTATGCTACTACCCAAAATATTAGTATATAATATTCCTAAATATTATACGCATTCATTCGACTTTTATGTGAATATTTTTTTTAATTTATTTATGTTGATAAGAATTAGTTTGATAAGAATTGGTTTTTTTATTTTAGTATATCGTTTTTTGGATAGTATAAGGATTCGATTTCAGTGCGGTCATTATATCTGAACTATTGCGGTCCATTTGAATATTTTGATATAATGGATTACTTGTGCCTTGTAATTTACCCATTGAATTTGCAGATGGAGATTCATATGGCATAGATGGCATAACTGCACGAGTATTTGTCAAAAAAGAATCTTTGTTTTTAGCATACATATTAATATCACCATTCATTAAAGACATATTACCGGGAACCATACGTCCATCAATTGTCGATGATTTAATATCATTATTGCGTTGTCTATATTCAGCATCATACGTTCTTGGTTGTCGAGCATTTGAACCTGCACTTGAATTACCCGCATAATATATATCAGTTGTGCTATCTCGTTGTAATCGTTGTGGTTGTTGAGGATTTGTTTCATATGCACCCCCCCTCTGGTTTGCATTTACATTGAGATGGAATTTTGAATTCTCGGTAGTTTCGCGTATAGTAGTTGCAGGTTTATCTCCTGGATTATATAAATATGATGACATAACTGGAGCTTTTACATTTTGGTAAGGTCGCAATGTTCCAACTGTGTTTTCTTTACGAGATGGGCGCAATATATCCAAGAGTGGTGCAATAACGGCACCCATACTACCACCAAATACTCCGAAATATCCATCATCTTGATTTGCTGTGCGGTTATTTGGATAAGCCATCTTGGTTTTAATACCATAATCAGATTCAGTTGCACCACCTTTACCAGAAGCACCTGCGGGTGCAAATGGAACAGATCCTAAATCAATATGTTTAGATGGCATATATTCACCATCTACGGTTTGTGAAGAAACGCCATATCCTGCTGCGCCCATATAATCAGTTGTTGTTTCTGGACGATTTACATGCCGATCAATCGGCATAGAATGTAATGTTTGTCCTTTCTCTAAACCCGTTGTAGTCATATAACGTTCCGGACCCATTTCGAATGATGTATCAACCCGATTTTTTTCGACTAAACCATGTTGACCCATAGTTTTGATAAAACTATTTGCAGGTCCCTCATGTCCTAACATAACTAAACCGGATGCTTTTTGTTTATTGGCAGGTCGAAGTTCATCTACTGTTTTTTCAGACCACTGATCTCGGCACATTAAGCCCGAATTAAATCCTCCACTACCAGCAGCGGTATATCCTAAACATAGACCGGGTGCAACTTTGATTTCCTCAAATGGTTTTACATTTGACATTTTCATACTAGGGTTAACACGCGATTGATAAAAATCCGAGTTATTCGGAGCACCATTTGCATATTGAATATTTTCACCAGGAGCAAATAATGGCGCAACCTCGCGTTTTCTATATATTTGTGATCCAGAACCAGTATAATTATCTAAAACACTTTCCGATGAGTTTATATTAGGTTGATTCGGTAAATGACTACCAAAAAAAGGAACCATATTATTATGTCTAAAATAAGAACTATCTACGGATGAACCGGTCAGTGATTTATATTTACTATCTGTATTTGAATTAAATTCAGAATTTGATAAAAGTTGTGGTGAGTTTAATTCTTTGTTAAAATATTTATCTGTATATACTTTTCCGCCATCATACCGATTTACAGTAGATAAATTTGATGTAAGATCTGTTTCCGGGTTTGTATAATCTGGTTCTTTTCCTAACATATTATTTGAATAAGGATAATTATGATCAGGAACATCAACATTGGGTAAAACATATTCTTTATTTTTAAATGATTCATTTGTTTTTTTAGATTGATTAGAAACAATGAATAATCCTCCTAATGCGATTAATGGTATTGCTAATTCCATAATATTATATATATCGTATATAATATTATTATTGGATTATATTATGTTTTACACCTTTGCACAGCGTTTTTATCTCTATTATAATATATTTTGCAATTATGCTTAACTGGTTTGCATCGTAAAATACCATGACATAAGTCAATTTTGTATTTTTTTGATTTGTTTTTCTAAAAATTTTTATATTTATTTATTACAACAATTGCAAAGTTTTGATGTTCTAAATTCATTTACTAAATATGTTTTATAATTTGCATTTCTAAATATTCTTCTAAACTTTTGAATAAAACATTAAACCAACGAAGAATGTAAATTCTTTGTGCAAACATAACAACGGATTGAATTCTTCGTTGGTTTAAATCTTTATCGGTTTAAAAAATTATTTATAATTTACATATTTATACCATTGAATAATTAGACCAACAAAAAATTCAACAAACATAATAGCTAGTGTATATTCTTTGTGGTCTAAATCATTACATTTGAAAATATTCAAAATGCGACTTATTATTTGTCATAATATTCATATTAGATTGTTTGAAAAAATCTTTTTCCAAGATTCGTGTTTGAATATTATCATGAAATTTCTTTTCTAAATTTGCCTGTGGATTTAAAAATGGTTGCTCCCATCGTGTTTGTTCTAAATCGCGGTATGTCCAAGCTGGTTGACTTGAACGAGATTCTTCAACAAATGGATCAGAATTTCGAAAATTCATACGTTCAGCAGGAACTGCATGATCCAAATAATTATTTTTATTAATATAATCGCGATTTAAAGAACGAGTCATTCCTCTTAAATCACTTTCTAAATTTACGCCATTTTTTCTTAAATTTGCGCCCCATTTTTGAAGGCGCATTTGAGGTTCTTCTAAAAATGGTAAATCAATTCCTTGTCCGGGAGTATCTAATTGATATCTCCCTAAAAATGTAGATTCTTCTAATTGTTTTTTAATACGAACTGGATCATCATGAAAACGCGTAAAAGCCATTATGTTATATATCAATTATAAAATAATTATATATAAATAATTAAAAACAAATATAAAAATTAATCATAATAACAATACATAAAATATAAATGTCATATACAAATAAAATTCCAACACTTTGTTTAAATATGATTGTTAAAAATGAAGGTAAAATTATAACTCGTTTATTGGATACAGTTGCTGAATTGATAGATAGTTATTGTATATGTGATACTGGAAGCACTGATAATACAATTGATATAATTCAACAATATTTTGCCAAAAAAAATATACCAGGTAAAATTGTGGTTGAACCATTCAAAGATTTTGGATATAATCGAACATTTGCACTTAAAGAATGCGAATCAATTGATCCACAAATAATTGGTAAAGACGATTATATATTATTATTAGATGCGGATATGATATTTTGGCTAAATCCAAAAATTACAGTAGAGCAATTTAAACAAAATTTGAATTTAGATTCATATAATATTTTCCAAGGAAATGATTCATTTTTTTATAAAAATACGCGAATTGTAAAAAACCGTTGTGGATTTTCATATTGGGGCGTTACACATGAATATGTTCAATTACCAAAAGATGCAAAATCTTTAAATTTAGATCGCGATATTTGTTTTATCAAAGATATTGGCGATGGAGGATGCAAAACTGACAAATTTTTGCGAGATATTAATTTATTGTTAAAAGGTTTAGAAGACGTTCCAAATAATGATCGTTATACATTTTATTTGGCAAATAGTTATCGTGATTCGCGCCAATATGAATTGGCAATTGAAACATTTAAAAAACGTATTAAATTAGGTGGGTGGATTGAAGAAATTTGGTATAGTTATTACAATATTGGAAAATGTTATAAATGTATAAATGATATACCAAATGCAGTATATTATTGGTTAGAAGCGTATGCTTATTATCCAAATCGTATTGAAAATTTATATGAACTAATTCAACATTATCGTATTGTTGGTAAAAATGAATTGGCATATACATTTTATATGTTAGCTGATTATCAACGTAAAAAAAACACATCTTGGGATTATCTTTTTTTACAAAAAGATATATATGATTATAAAATCGATTATGAAATGTCAATTTTTGGGTATTATTGCAACCGCGATAACCACGATTTAATAAAAACATGTATGAAAGTATTATCTTATCCTGGCAGTGAAGACAACATTTGCAAAAATGTTTTGTCAAATTATAAATTTTATACTAAAGATTTGATTAGTTTACAAAATAATTCAATTTCAAAACAAAATATGAATGTATTGCTTAATATTGGTAAATCTATAATTAAAGATTTGATGTTTGTATCATCAACGCCATCTATATGTTTAAAATCCGATGGTAATTTGTTAATATGTTTAAGATATGTAAATTATAGAATCAACCAAGAAGGCAAATATATTAATGAAAATTACATTGAAACCAAGAATATAATTGCACAAATAAATATACAAAATTCTGAATGGAAAATCGATAATGAATATGAATTAGGATATGATAAAACACATGATAATAAATATGTTGGTTTAGAAGATGTGCGATTAATAAATATGTATAATCAATGTGACGGTTCAAATAGTATAATATATTGTGCAAACCGTGGATTGAATAATGGAAATAATATCGTTGTTGAACAAGGTATAATCGATGAGTTTAAATTAAGCACAAATTGTCCATGTAATTTTTTAAAATATTCAAATCAAAATAGAGTTGAAAAAAATTGGTCAATTTTTGAATCCAATAATCATAATGTTAAATGTATTTATAAATGGTGGCCATTAACAATCGGAACAATTGATAATGACAGTAACTTTATTCAAACACACGAAATAAAAACGCCCAATTTTTTCCAATATTTGCGCGGATCAACACCCGGAATAATTATTGGAAACGAACTGTGGTTTATAAATCATATAGTAAGTTATGAGGATCGTAGATATTATTATCACATAATTGTAGTATTGGATCTTAAAACATATGAATTAAAAACATATACACCACTTTGGACTTTTGAAAAATCAAAAGTAGAATATACATTAGGATTTGTTTATATGCAATTAACAAATCAATTTATGATAGGATATAGTATTATGGATTGTGAAACTAAATATATGATGATTAATAAACAAGTATTTGATGATATGATGATTCAACACAAATAATTATTATATTGATATTGTATTGTAAATACCAAGTAAAATACATATAACACCCACAATCTTGGTAAATGATATAATTTCACCATTAAAAATAATGCCATAAATAAAAGCCATTATAATCCCAAAATAAGATAATGGTGCATATACGGACGGTTTTAATTTTGAAATTGCATAAAACCGCAATAAATACCCAAATAATCCAATAAATATATTTATAACAAGAGATAATGATAATTTAGATAATGATTTTATAAGTAAAATATCTTGGAAATAATACCCAGATAAAATAATTGCTCCAAGTAAATAGGATAAAAATAAATGATTCCAATTATTTGGAGTTTTTATTTCACGAACTAAAAAATAAATAATAGCTTCTGTTAATGCCGCAAAAAATATCATTATATACCCAAACCATGGTATTTCAATTTTATTTTTACTGGTTTCTATTGAATCTATTTGTTTATTAGTTAACCATATATCAATATTATTGCTGAAAAATATAATCATAACTCCAATTATAACAATTATAAGTGCAATAATAGTAGTATATTGTATTTTTTCACTAGATAATAATAAAATCATAATAGGATATGTATAAAAAAGCGTGTATGCAATACCTCCATCCAATAATTGAAAACCAGTATATGAGGTATATATATGGAGTGTTGTAATAAATGCTAAAAGTATACCATTTTGTGAAAATATATGTGTAATAATAAATTCCCAATCAATAAAAAGTGCAGATATTATAGTATATGCAAAACAACGACTCCATAATTGATGGCCAATTGTTAAATTTATATTTTTTACAAATGTCGGATATAAACTCAAAAAAGATTCTGCGATAAGTTTGATGATAATTTCATAAATCATTTATTATAGTGTAATAAATGATTTATACCAATAATTTATACCAATAATTTATACCAATAATTTATTTACTCATTTTAAGTGAATTTCCCGTTAGCCACAATACTTTATGAACAGCTAAATACAATCCGGCAATACCATAAAGAATATAAACGATTTTACTAGAATCTTGGAAAGTTGATTTGACTAAATCTTTATCCATTAAACCAATCGAAAGATAATTGAGAGATCCAATTATTACAAGAAGCATGGCAATAAGTTTAATAGGATGATCGGTGAATGCTTGGCTAGGAGTCATTTTTATAACTATATAATGTCTAAATATAATAAAAAGTATGTAAATAATTTTGTAGTATTATGTAAAATTGAATAGTAAATTACAAAAATAATATTTAATTATTAATACAAATAATAATGACATCAATTTCATATTTTAGATTTGAACAAACATCTATAATTCCATATAAGGTTGAAAAATTTAATTGGGATCCAAAAACAAAAGAAACATCAGTTATTGTAACTATATCAAATTATTATATTCATTCAGAAGCAAATATCACAATTAATTTAGATTTAGATAAACAAACACGTGACCCAAATGTATATTATTATTTTCCCAAAAATCGATTTTCAGTAAATGAATATGGATATAATTGTAATGGACATTATGTAGCATTGCACGTATTTCCAGACGATAAACGTTTAGAAAACCCAATTAGCAGACGAGATCCATATCAATGGGAATTTGACAAACAAGCATATTTGGATGATTTATGTGAATCTACAAAATCACTAAATACACAAGTATGGGATGTAGTTGAAAGATTTATAATTGTTTCGTAAAAATGTAATTAATTTTTTAATGGTAAATAGGATTAATATTGGAACCAGCCGCAATATAATCCGATGTAGATACTGAGAATACAAAAATAGGTATATTGTATAAACTGTAATTACAATATATATTATAAATATATATTGTAATACTAAATTACAAATATTTAGATCTTTGTTGCTCTAAAATTGGACAAAACCTACTAAAATTCAACAAGGTTTGTCTATTTCAAGGCATGTAAATTTTGGTTTTACTGGATAAATTTTTATAAAAATTTATTTAGACTAAATAATATTTAGACTAAATAATATTTATACTAATTAATATTTATACTAATTAATATTTAGACCATTAACAATTTATACTATTGAATATTCAGTAGACAATTGACGGTATAAAACCTAACTTTGTCCAATTATTATATATAACATTTTATAGAAAAACGTTATATAAGATTTCTTTATACCATTTCTCATTTATACCGTCAAATAATTAAAATGGAACAAAGTTCTATTTTTGTTTTCGATAGAATCCAACCTACGGTTGGATTAATCTTGTATGTCCTACGGACATATTTAGATGTATGACCCTCAAAATGTAAAAATTTACATAAAGTAAATACAAATATTACATAAAACTTATTAATAAATATAAAAGTTTATATAATGAAACTATAATTTTCATGTAACTATATGTTCGCCCCCCATAAAATTTTCGCTATATAGATTATAACATATGGGCAATATTAAATTAACACCATTAGCATTATTTATAATGTTATTATTTATATTGGTTTTATCAATTGTATTTAGTAAATGGTTACCATTAACCCTTATAGAAGAAGGATTTATTGCATTTTATAATACAAGCGATGAACTTACAAATAATATAATTTTGCCTCAATACTCTAAAACATCCGAATTAATAAAAATATATGATAATTTATTTTTTGATCAAATGAATGGTAATACTATATTTATATATAGTAATGATAATGATTTTTCTTATAATGATGTTTTAAATAATGATGTTTTGGGTAAATCAATAAAATATATTATGGTTGTGCCTCGAACACCTACAAATGTATTATTTCAAAATACAGATTATGATTCAAATAAAAATATTATTCCGATAAATAATTCAATTATTACAAATAAACGAGTTTCAAGTAATTATTCGTCTTGGAGTTTTCCGGATGAACATAGTAATAAATCTGAGCCATATCAATTATTTTATATACCATGGAATGATACCACATATATACATGTATTAGATATAGAAAAAAATACACCTATAACAACTTGTTTATTTAGTTCTGGTAATGTGCAATTAAATTATGAATATACTGCCGATAAAATTCCAACTATGCCAACTAGAAATAGTCCAGTAAATGCTACTATAATTAATATTTATAATATTGATTTATATTATGATGCTAGTAGCCAAATTTATGCAATAAGCGATTTTGTTAAATTCGATTCTAAAAATGGAAATATTATATTACAAACTGGCACTGGTAATACACGTGAATTAACTATATATAATAATAGTTCAAACCCTATTGGCAGGGGTAGTAAAACTAGCCCATATAGTCTTAAATCCAGTCCAATTTCATCAAGCCGATCATTTAACTCATTTATGATTTTAGATACAGCAGGTCAAACTATTGTATTATGTATACAAAATGCAAGTAAAACATTAATTGCATTATTAATGAAAAATCCAAATGATAACAAATTATATATATTAAAAAATGTGGTTAGATTTAATCCAATATTAAGTGGTGGAGTTGAAAAAGAAAATATTGTGGATTCTACAAATTCTGGTTCAAAATCTAATGATACAGGATCAGATGATACATATGATAATGATTTAACTAAATCTGACCGTGATAATGCTCCATCCTTGGATAATATAATATCAGATTATTACAAAAAATATTGGTATTCAAGTAAAAATGCCGGAATGATTAATCAATATTCTGATGATTTTATGTTGAAAACGCAAATGATTCCGCCGGTTTGTCCTGCATGTCCGACATGTCCTACAAATACAACTTGCACAAATTGTGGAGGTAATGGCGGTGCTGGTGTTGTAAATGGAGTCGATAAATCGGTTGGTGGTATTGCAGATGGTGTTGGTAAAGCGGTTGGTGGTATTGCTGGTGGAGTTGGAGATATTGCTGAAGGAGCCGGTAGTGTAGCTGGTGGTGCATTATTAGGAACTGGTGCATTAGCAGGAGGTGCATTAATGGGTGCAGGTGCAGTAGTTGGCGGAGTTGCTCAAGGCGTAGGTAGTGCTATTGGAGGTCTTGGTCAAGGTCAAGGTTATAATAGTCAAGTACATGGTGGTGCTATTGGAGGTCAAGGACATAGTGGCCAAAGCCTATGGAATCCAACGAATGTTCAAAATATTAGCAGTCAAGGTAATGACCAAACTCGAATTGGATATTATAATGGGCAAAATGGTCAACCGCAAAATGTGTCAACCGGCAATAATTATAGTAGTTATATAGATAAGTATTCATATAATGGAGCATTAACAACAAAAGGTGGCGATCCAATGCCAGTAACAAGTGATTTCAGTAGATTTGGTAGATAATATAGGTTTACACCCTTGAAGATTTGAATTTTTTGTTAGTGTAAATATACTAACAAAAAAAATATGTATAATAAACTAGGATTCGTTATATTAGTTTAATTATGAAGTAAATAAAAACAATACAATATAACTATAAAACAAAATATGAATCAAATCTTGGATAATAATAAACAAAATATGAATCAAATCTTGGACAGAGAACATATTTCAAATGAAATCAAACAATTTTTGAAAAATTTTGACAGTAAATGTAAAACAGTTACTTTTAAAAAAGGTATATATTTATTTGGATCACCAGGTAGTGGTAAAACACAATTTATAGTCAATATATTAAAAGAATTAGATTATGATATAATAAAATATGATGCGGGAGATGTGCGTAATAAAACATTAATTGAATCAATTGCAAGTAATAATATATCAACACAAAACGTTTTACAAATGATGAGCAAGAAAATAAAAAAAATTGCAATTGTAATGGACGAAATTGACGGAATGAATAATGGCGACAAAGGAGGTATTACATCACTAATTAAACTTATCCGTCAAAAAAAAACCAAGAAACAAAAATTAGAACATATAACACTAAATCCGATTATATGTATTGGTAATTATTATATTGATAAAAAAATAAAAGAATTAATAAAAGTATGTAATGTATTTGAACTTAAAATGCCAACGCATCTACAAATTTCCAAGATTATAAATAATACTATGCCATTTTTAAAAGATTGTCCTGTATTAAAAACAAATATACTTGAATATATCCAAGGCGATTTGCGCAAAATGGATTTTATTTATAAATTATACAAGAAAAAACCGGAATTAATAAATAGTGATGTAATGAATAATATTTTTGAAATGAAATCATACAATGAAGATTCCAAGAAAATTACACAGTGTTTAATTAATAATCCAATATCAATTGATAAACACAATTTATTTATGAATGAAACGGATCGCACAATTGTTGCACTTTTATATCATGAAAATATTGTAGATCCAATTGCAAAATTCCCAGTAAAACGCACATTTCCATTCTATTTAAAAATCTTGGATAATATGTGTTATGCTGATTATATAGACCGTATTACATTTCAGAATCAAATATGGTTATTTAATGAAATGAGCTCATTAATAAAAACATTTCATAATAACAAAATATATCATAATACATTTCCTGAGAATTGCGGAACATATAAACCAACTGAAGTGCGATTTACTAAAGTTCTTACAAAATATTCAACTGAATATAATAATGTGTTATTTATTTATAATTTATGCCAAGAATTGAATATGGACAAAAAAGATTTAATTGCATTTTTCCAAGAATTGCGAATTATAAATGGTCATGAATTTTATAATAATGTAGAATGTTTAGGTAAAGTTGCAGAATTATTTGAAAACTATAATATTAATAAATTAGATATAAAACGGATTTACAGATATTTAGACAAAAATATAAAAAAGGATTTGAATATAATTACCGAAATTGATGATTTAGATGAAGATTAAAACTCAAGAAAAATGAAACACTTTTTCCAAATAAAATTTATAGTATAATTGATAGATATCATCGCTTGTAAACAAAAAACAGAAATAAAAATTTAATAACTCTTAAATTAGCTTATATTTACGCATTATACAACTGGTCTAAAAGCAAATAATTTTTATATTTTATGTAATTACATAATTATTTTTTATTAACTTTTTCTTTTGTTCTTTTTTGTTCTTTTTTGTTCTTTTTTATTTTTATATTTATATATTTTTTTTTTCTTTTTACTTTTTCCGAGTCCCGTATTTGGTTTAAGATATCGCTTTATGACATTGATAATTCCTTTATATTTCAGATTTATACTCGTATTTTTATTTTGGTAATTCATTTGGTTAATTTTTTGTAATAAAATTATTATTTCATATTCGGAAAAATTTTCTAAATTGATTTTTAATTCTTTAGAGTTTATTTTATCTATAAACAAACTATAATCATCTCTATATCTATCTATATCAATTAAAAGTATTCCTCTTAATATGTTTATATCAGTTGTAATGTCTATATCTGGTATAGGTAATATTGGTTTAATATAAAAAACGTTAAAATCTGATAATGTTGTTATATCTAATTTTATTAATCCATTATTCCCCCATTCTTTTCCCCAAGAATTTTTTATAATAAAATATTTTTTATCATCTTCATCTTTTTCACAATCAACAATTGTCATTGCGTGTTTACTACTTGTATTAAGATATCCTTTAGATGTTGTTTCATTATATTCTATATTTTTAAAATCTAGTTCTCCTTTTTTATAAGAGGAAAAATCATTATTATAATGACTATTTATTTCTCCTAAATGAATTGCTATTAATAAATATAAATTATTATCAATAATCTTAGCTATTTAATTAAATTTGTTATCCAAACTATCTCTAATATTAATTAATGAATAAGTAATTGGTTTTAATTTAAAATTATTTAATAATTTAATAATATCTTCATATTGAGTTGAATTAAACCTATCTTTTGGATAATTTTCATTAACAATTAATGGCTCTTTATTATTTAATAAATCACGAATAATCCAATTAAATGATTCTATTACTTTGTCATCAATTAATCCATCACATCCAAATTCGTTAGTTAGAATATAATATAAATATTTAAATAAAATAATATTATTATAATCTATTAAACCACATCTATCAGGATTTAAATCAACAATATTTTCTTGATAATCGCATGTATCATTTTCATCAATATATTCTAAATCCTCGGGAATAATATTTTTCATTAATTTTAATATTACTGTAGTTGACGCATACGCCCAGCAAGTACCATCAATTTGTTTGGCAATTTTTATAGATACAGCTTTTTTAATTTTTTCCATATATTATATTTTTATTTTATACCTTTGCACATTTAAAATGCCGACTTTTTACACCTTTGCACATTTAAAACGCCCATTTTGAAATAAGATGTCATATTTATTTAGCACCATTAAATAGATATAATATATATTTAAAAATAATACACTTATAATATTATTATGGAATTGTCTAATGTTGAAGTTAGTTTTTTGAATGAAAATATTGTTCTAAAAGATTACTTTTATGATTTATTACTAAATATAAAAAATAGTAATGAAACAACAATTATAATATGTAAAAATAGTTATGAGCGACGATTTGTTCATATATTAGCAATTAGTTTGGGATTATATCATTCAAGATATAGTGATTGGAGTGATTGGTTTAAAAAATATAGAGACTATCA